ACAATTGTTTCTGGACCCATGTTGAGCGCACGAATAACACTTGGATATAGACTGTTAATGTCCATAGATCCTATGTAGTCATGTAAACCTTTTTTAGGATATGCAACATACGCACCAGCAGCCTGCGTATCTTCGTTGTCATCGCGCCTGGGCCTGCTTGGAACTATCATTCCTCTATGATGTGCCTCATTAACAATGGCTTGCTCTGTAACTGCTACAGCACCCATAGTGGTCTGAAGTAACACGGTATTTTCATGTGCAATAGTATTTGCAAGATCTAAAAATTTTAGTTTCTTGTCTAACTTGTTAAGTAGTGCCGTGTCTTGTCTGTTGTACTCAATGAACTTTGCAAAATCATTATTATAAAGTTGATCTAATGTACCTTCGTAGACAGTTTTATTTTCTCCTATTTCCATTTCGCCAATGGCGTCTAGGCGATAGGTATGCCGTTCTTCATATGTATATTTGCGATATAGCTCAAGACTATCTAAATGAACTCTTCCGACAAGGTCGTAGGTTACAGCAGTTTTTCCAAATTTTTCATATTCTCTCTTTTTAGGCAATTGATCCCATAGACAGAATCTCCTGGTATCTTCTTTGCTTAAAACTTTTGTAACTCGATTAACGGTATATGGAATATCAAATCCTTCACTATTCCACCCACTTAATACATCAGCATCTTCAATTAGATTAAGAAATGTATCTAACATTTCATATTCTGTCTCAAACAAATATGTATTAGGAAAATCTTTTACCAATGTTCGAGCTTGGTCTAATGTTAATGTTTTTGGTGGAATAGCCAAAGTAACTAAACTGTCTAACCACTGAAGATGAACTGTGATCGCAGTTATCGGCATAAAGGCATCATCCGGACTTGCGTATCCGCGTTCTGGATCAAAGTCTACCTCAATGTCAAAAAATGCTACATTTAATTTAGGTGCTTCTTTGCCAAGATAGTTTTCTTCGAGGCATCTAAATACAGGGTTAATGTCACTTTCAAACAACCGGTGACCACTATGTATTCTTTGTTCTTTGGTAAATTCTTTGAAACTTCGAGTTGTAACTCGAGAAAGGCTATCGCCGTAAATTGATTTGTATTTTCCCCTAGCATCAGGGTAATAGAAAACATATCTTGCAGGATAGTCTTGATATACTCTGCCTGCTTTTGGATCTCGTTCAATAACCTGAACGATATCTTTGTCTCGATCCCATCGAGCATCAACATAACTCATTATTTTTCTCCACTTGTCTTTTTCGGCAGACAAATACCAAAATGATCATTTATGGCTGATCTAACCTTACGCAATATTATTTAACAGTTTTTTTATGTGGTGCAAATTTTTATACTCTAAAACAGCATCAGACATTGAATTTATACTATCAAGAATTTTATTATTCCATACTTCTTTTAATGGTACAACATTTACCTTTACAAAAAACAAACTAGTATCCTGATCAACTCGTGCGGTAGTTTGTGTTTCGTATCTAAAATATAGATCATCTAGTGAAATAGGTTCCTGACTTATTTTTTCATTAGGATGATTGCTAAGATTTGGATTATTGGTTACAGTCCATACCCACCTACGAAAACTTGGTTGTTCTGTCATTACTCGTGATATTCCAGGACTGGCCTTAACTAGCAGTTCTCCATCTGCTACAGGCATATGAATTTGACTTAATGTCATTCCAACACGATTTCCTGGTTTGAACCCACTTGGAAAACAAAAACATATTGCTATCAGCACTCCTTTATGCATAATGGCAACATCTTCTTCTAACCTTAATGCTAGATCAATAATATTATTACTATAGACATTACATTGTTGTGATGCAAGTTCAATTATATCTTTAAAATTATCAATTTGTCCATATAGGTCAACATTATACTTTTCTAATTCACGATGTTTTTGTTTGATTATTTCTGAATCGGGAGATGAATTAAAAACGGCTCCTGTATTTTTAATCATACCAGGAGCCGTTGTATACGGAACCTTAACAAAATCAAACATCTGCATGTCTTGTGAGAAAATTTACTCGTATATTTTTTGGACTAAAAAATTTATTAACTACTTGTTTGGCCACTTCAATATCAAATTCTTTGCAACTAAAAATATCAAAATATGCTGTTCCGTCGAGTTCCATAAAGTGTGCAGAGATATTACTTGTGGTAATAAGTTGTAAAAGACTATATCCCTGCTTTGGATCGCCTTGCAGTAGATGTTCAATGATTGGTTCACCATGTGCAACCATATCAATTTCTTTTACCAACTCTTTGACAAACAAATAAATGTGATCCCGGCTGTCAATGTTAGAACATCCTCCGCAGTCCATCATTAGATGGTATCCCCAATATTTCACGATCAATCCTCTCGACGATTAGCGTGTCCGCTAATGTCAACGATAGTTTCAAGGTCGTCAAATTCACGGAAAACTTGGTCCCATTGATCTTTAAGTGCAATACGAATCGCTTTTCGAATGACACTTGGTTTTACCTCTAACTCTTCGGCTACGGCTTTAATGGTTTCATTAAGCCCTTCAGTTAGATCTTGAATTTCTTGCATAACTGTTACGCCTTCGGCAACAATTTGCTTAATTTTGGCCTGCTCTGGAGCTCCAAATGCTTTACCCATGTTTATTCTCCTTGTCGTATATTATATAGCGCCAAGTTGTTAAAGTCAAAAATTATTTTTTCTTTTTAGCACGACCAGCTTTCATATTGGCCATCCAGTGTGCTAGTTGACCTTTGCGGCCACCTTGCTTGGCTACTTTGCGTAGTGTACTTACCGAAGCTTTGGTCGGTACACCATATCTTTTACTATCACCTTTGTCCTGTGGATTACGTCCGTCGGCAAAGTTTTCTTCTAGTTGTTTGGTATCGCCTTCTTCGCTAACATGGTGTGCTTCAAAATCTACATCAGGAAAACGTTTTTCCAAACTCTTAAAAACAGCTAGATTCTTTTCGCTGTCATCATACATTACTACTTTATTATATTCTCCGGAACGCAACCATTCGCTAACGTGTATTGCTTTCTTTACAGCCGGACTTTCACTTCCTGGTAAATTTCCTGCTCTGTAGAGATGGACGTCTTTGTTGATGTCGATTCCATGTCGTTTAAATGTACGCCATACTGCTTTCTGATTATCAAAGTCGGCTCTTGCGGTTAACATCACTACGTTCTTACCAGAAGATAAATCAGATCTTAGTTTATCTAACATTGGCCCAATGGGTATGCTTTCTTCTTCAAATTTTTGAGCATTGCGAAATTCACCAAAATCAAATTCTTCTCCGGGATTTAATTTGTAATTGTTGAATTCTTGATTTGTTAGAGAACGAACAACTTTTCCATCTTTAATAACATTAATTTTTGCAGTTGTATGTAGTAATGTATCGTCAATATCAAATATAACTAATTCGTTTGAACCTGTTCTGTTTAATCTTTCATCGATATGTTTATCAAGATTTAAGAATGTTCCTGCAAATTTTTTACATAATCGTCGAACATCATCGTTTTTACTTTCTTCTAAGGTAAATTTGGCATTATTATCGTCTTGACTCGGATCCATAAATCCGCAATATACCTTTCTAACATTGCTGGCATTTATTAAATCTGTGCAACTTTCTCCGTACCTCTCATCGGCCATCTTTGTGTGGTACTCATTGCAAGGACTTAGAGTTGTAATAATTATACTACCCTGAGGCACATCGCCATAGTGTTTTATATACCGATCTATGGCAACTCTCTCTGCATGGCGTCTTGTTTCACTGTCTTCGGCCGCCATTTCATTTACGCCGTAGACTTTGCGGTTTTCGGGGTCTAGGACACAGGCCGCAACCATTCCGTATTTTTTTGAATCAATACGCTGTCCTTTTAAAACATGATGACAAAGTTCTAGTAAGATCCGGTCCAATTTTGGACGATCGTGTATTTCATAATCGCTCTGATCGAACTCGCATAGTCTCATTTTTTCTTGCTAGGTTCGTTGGCTGCATAATGTGCTGCCACGGCCATTTGTGCCTTTTTTTGCGGAGTTTTGTTTTTAAATTGATGATATTTTTTAGGATCGGCTTTTTGGAAATCTTTAACCCATACATCAACATCTGCCTGCGGATTTAATTTTTCAAGAACCTGAACATTCAAACTATTCATGTACGCATCTTCTTCGCAGTTCCAACGACGTAGTGCCTTGTTAATTGGACTATCCGGATTGCGTTTGGTCTTAGCACTAGCATGAGCTCGCTTCATACCACTCATACGAGCACAGAAAGATTTGCGACGGCTTGCAGCCTTGCCACCTTTCTTTAATTTACTAGGCTTGGTAGTAACAGCGGTCTTTAGTTTGCTACCCGGATTCTCTCGGCGGTATGCTTTAACTGCTTTGCGACTCATGCCATCGGTTTTATCTCTACGATTAACTTTTTGCCAATCTTCTTCAACCCCTTCGTCAGTTGGCACACAGTTAGGAACAGTTTTACCTGCTTTCTTTTTTGTGCCCACTGGTTTATAACCCTTCCAACAAGGATTATCTTTAGGATCTTTTAAACCTTCCAACAGACTATTTAAATGTTCTTCGTAAGATTCCGCCACACCTTGCTTCTTCAAATATACATATGCACTTACAAAGTCACTGGGGAAATCTTCATCACGAAATATTCCTTGTGCTCTAGAACCTAGTTCTCTCTTAGCAATACTATAACCGATATTTAAAACTTCTTTCTCATCTCCTATGTTAGGATTATGATCAAAAACTTGTTGTGCTAGTTGTTCGGCATAGTTAGACCCAAACGGAGCATCTTCCGCCACACCTCTACCGTGTCTAGTTGTAGAATATGAATCATAAGAACCTCTACCCCATCCATGCCCGGCTGTGCTATGATCCTCAGATACTTCAGCTTTTGCAATTCGTTGTTTTAGACCGTGAATACGTCCTTGGATTTCTTTTTGTCGGCTCCAAAAACTATGATCATCACTGTATTCAAAGTTAGGATCAAACTGTGCTTGCAACTTTTCTAGCTCTGCTTTCATCTGCGGTAATGCTTCACGATCACGAGCTGCTGCATCTGCACGAGATTTTTCATCAGCCGCAGCGCGAATTTTATCTGTACGTACTTTTGCTCTGGCAAGACCTTGTTCTCGTTTTTTCATGGTTGCTAATTCTCTAGCACGTTCGTCTGCACTTGGAGCAAATGCGGCTCCCATTCCTGCTAATGCTTTGGCCATTCCTGCTTTGCGTTGATAATCACCTAAGCTAATTTCATCTAAGGCATCTTGTTCCCCGCCGATGCTCTGTAGTACGCTATTTAGGTAGTCAGCGGCCTTGGTAATTTTGCTTTGTTGCCACGCTTCTAAATCACCTTGCTCGCCGTATTGTTGAACAAGTGATAGCAGTCTTTTAGCATTAGCATGGATACTTTTGAGTTCATTGCTGGCCATGCTTACTTCATGGTCTTCCATGTAAGGCTTTTTATGTTTTTCTTTGCCTTGCTTTTGTTCTTTCTTTTTATCGCGATGAGCACCACCGCCTGTTTGTGGACGTAAGGGACCCTGACGTGGTTTCTGTGTAACTGGAACAACTACTTTATTATCTTCTTGAGCAATAAGGTTATCGCCATTTCTACGTTGTATGCCGCCAATTGGTTTAGCAACAGTTGCACCTGATGCACTTGTAGCTCCGGATGTAGCAGACTCTAATGTGTACACGGTAGCGTTTTTAAATTTTTTAATTTTAAATTCGTTAGTCATTTTTATTCATCCAATTACTAATAGGGCTTACTTTGTAGGTATCTTCGGGTTCTTCGCTTTTGCTCCATGGCAATACTTCTTTGCTGTCAGTTGGTACCGTGGCTTCTGCTTGACGGAACATATTGTATTCTTCTTCGGTATAAGGATGTTGGGTGTTGTATTTTTCAATCCAACTGTAGGCATCCATATCTACGGGTTTACGACTCTTGCCGTCGGCCATAGCTGTAGCCATCCAAAGACGGTTCATATGGTTAGTTCTATCGTAGCCACCTTTGTCACGAGATTTAACAACACCTTTTTGAACAGCCGCATGACGCTTTTTCATACTGCCCACAATATGATGTGTTTCAACAACAAATTCTCTTGCTCGCATTATTGTCCGCCTTTGCTACTTGCTCTTAGCATCCATCCGTGTTTTTCGTGTGCGTCCATACGTTCTGCTAAAAAATTACTAAATCCATGTTTACCAGCTGCTTCAGCAGCATCATATGTTTTCTTTAGAATAATGATCATTTTTTCATTATCCATTAACAATTCTTGAACCATTGAATCTAATGGAATTATTTCTGTTTCGTCTTTGACCTGAGTTAACATATTAAACCTACTTAAACTAGCAGGAGTGTATGTCTTTAGTTTGCGAATGTTTTCTGCAAAGTCATCAACTACACCGTAAACTTCTCCATAAATTTTTTCAAATAATGCGTGATATTCAAAGAAATCACTGCCTTCAACGTTCCAATGAAAGTTTTGTGCTTTTAGTGCAAAGCTGTAAGTGCTGGCAAAAGCAATTTTAGCAAGTTGTTGTAATTGATCCATGATATGTTATTTATTATTTTTGCCAAACCAAAGTTTAAACCATTCTTCAGTTCCGGGTTTGATACCTTGCTCGCGTTGTATCTGTCCTTTATTGCTACCTATATTTGGTTGACGCATTGTAGCTTTATAATTAGCTAATGCTTCCGTAGATCCTAGACCGCCCATCATACTAGCAGGCATTAGATCATGTATAGGATCGTCGGGTGCTAGATAGCAATCGTTATCCTCTTTAGGATTAAGATCTGCGCTGGTTATTCTGTACTGCTTCATTTACAATAATTTTATCAATTAAGGCGGCAAAAATATTTTCAACTTCTTCGCTTACAGGAACACAGTTGTTAACTCTAACTCCGCCCTTCATCTTTGTACCAGCTTTACGATAACCTTTCCAGCACTTAGGATCTAATCTTTGTTTTTCTTCTTCTATTCCGCCCACTAAATCACCTGCCTTTGCAGGCTTGTTCTTTTTAGGTCCAGTGTTCTTCCACTGTCCTGCTGAACCTAACTTGTTTTTGTCACTACCAGCAAATGCGCTCTTAGGTAACATTGCTTCTGACTTTGGCTTCTTACCTGCCTTTTTCATAGCAATAGCAATAGCCGCTTGCTGTGCCGGACTACCTGCTTCCGCCACACCTTTAATAGTATAGTCTGGACGACTGCGACCTGTTTCTTGATGTAAATCTTTTAGTGCCTGGATAGCATCTTCTCTGCTATCAATCATATCGTAGCCACGGTCTGCTTTATAGTGGAAGCAACCCCATTCATTGCCATCTTGATAAATCTCACCAACTGGCTTGCCATTCTTGCTCTTGATTACTTCTGCGTTAGGATATACAGTATCATTAGAGCCTTCCGCCACACCTTGCTCTTTAGATTTCTTTTCAGCATCCTTCTTGGCCTGTGCCATTACTTCTTCACCACGGCGACGACTAGCATCGCTCTTGGCACGCTCTCGGTCAAAGGCACGCCGTAGTTTAACGGCCGCACTCATACGTGCTTCGTCTACTTCGCTCTTTAGATGACGGATAACATCTCCGGCGCATTGAGTAACAGATGCTTGTGGATTAGCACGACATGTTTTTTCAATCACATTCATAACATACTCATCACCGTAGCGAGAGAATAAACCCGGGTTCATATCGTACAAGAACTCTGCTACCTGTGCAGATTTATCTTCGTCATATTCTTCCCAACCGTGATAGTGTTTTTCATCTGTTTCTTTAATTGGGCGAACAAGTGCATTAAATAATCTTTCTGCAACAGGTTGAGGTGCAGGTTGTTGTTTTGGTTGTTGTGGTGCAGCAGGTATGCCCATACCTTGTTTTGATATATCCATAAGATGTTTAATCCATTCTGGTGGTAATTTTTGTGCTCCAAAATTGCCTCCGTTAAAAGCGTCATTCCACATATCAAATGCCTGGTCTGGTGTTCCTGTTTTTAAGACATTTCTAAGTTGAGTAAAGCTCATACCGGTTCCGCGAGGAGTAACTTCTAGGCTTGCTTTAACATGTTCGTAACCTTTAAACTTATTAACAGCCTTCATTAGTGCCTGAGCAATATTCATGCCTGCCTGATCTTCACCAACCATAATGATAATATTATCATAACGAGGTGGTTTTCCAGGCTGTGGCTGAATTAGCTCGTGCTTTATTTTTTGCATTAATGTGCCGCCCTCTTGTGTAACGGAACTAATTTGTTTGGCATATTCTGGGTACAGCTTGCGCCACGTTTCGACCTTGTCAGAAACAGGAATCGGGTCATCCTTGCCAACAGCATTACCCATAAACAAATAAGGGTCGCCATTTACTTCTTGAGCTTTTTTAATTGTGTAATCAAAAAGTTGTTGATGTCCTTTATGACCAACAAAGCTACCAATAGCTACAACTGCCGTTTTATTTCCAGTTGTTGGAATGTCTTTAGCTGCATTCTGGCTGGCTCTTACCGCAGCCTTAGCATCTTGTTTTCCTTTAATAACATCTCTTTGTTCTTGGCTTGTAACTTTAATAGGTCCAAGACGACTGTTAATAACAATACCTTCGTAGTCTTGCCCTAGAATGTCTTTGCCAATAATATTTGGATCTTCAATAATTGCTTTTTCTAAAGCAACTTTAATTGGCATTAATTTTTCTTCAACTTCTTTTCTTAACTGTAAACTTTCACGATCTCTTTTACCTGTAGTATCAGAAACAATACTTTTTAGTTCTTCTAAATTTTCTAAAGGATTGATTAGTTCTGTTACATCTAAGCCTTCATTTTGTGTTAGGCTATTATCAATGAACATTACACTACCTTGACGCCCAAGCCCGGTTAATTGTTTAACAATTGCTTGTTGATCAGGAATATCTTCGCCGGTGGTTGCATCTGTTATGCGGAAAGGAACAAGTGCAAGTTCAACTCCTTTAGGTAGTTTATCATAGGCGATACCTACAAACTTTAATTTTCCTTCCGGTGTTTCCGAAGCAAACGGTAAAAACAAAACTTCGCAAGTAACTTGTTTGCCTATTAAAAACTCTTCGCCTAACTTGCTGTCAACCATTTGTACAGCATTCATCATTTCTGTAAACAAATCATCAAATAGCTGTGCTCTGTTTAAAATATCTGGATCAGTAGTTCCTTTTTGTTGATGATATTTTACAAATCCTGGTTCATATCGTGGTTCTGTGCGGCTAGTGCCCATGAATGGACGTCCAGCTGCATTTTTTCCAAACCTTCCACCAAACCCATCTACCTTTACATTTAACGGAATGTTCTGTAGTTTGAATCTTCCATTACCGTCGTGTATTTCGTCAAGTAAATCAAGGAAATCCGCCGCCTTTAGATCTTTTAAATGCGGCATGCCTTTGCGTAACTGAGCTTTTACAGCAGGTTGGTCATCGCTGGCTTCATCTAAACCTAGTGCCCCTTCGTTGGCTACTTTATAATTAGACCTATATTCTTGTCGCATCTGTTCTAAATTTTTAGGAGGCTCAACACCTAACTTTCCTAACATATAATTTAGAGCAGTATTTTTTTCCTGCATGTCTCGATCAGGATCGCCTTTGTATAATCCCTGGGCACCTGGTGCAAATAGTTTATTAACAAAAGCATCTAATACCTGTTCTTTATCTTGCGGATCCATGGTAGCATTCATGATGTCAATAAGACCTGTAAATGACCATGTATTTGGTAGAAGTGTTTTTAATTTTGCAGAATTAACGCGATTCCCGAAGATACTTTGGAATATCTTTCCAATATCTTTTTCATAGCCACTGGTAGGCAATGCTCGCATAACTGCAAGGCCGTTTACTTCCAATGGTTTTCCATTGTCATCTAGTACTGGTTCAAATTTAGGACGTAGACCGCCGCCTTCTTTACTGCTTACAGCAAAAGAAAACATATTATCTCTAGTCGGAACATCTTGTTCAGTTCGAGATTTGCCCCTACCTACAAACTTTCTTAACAAGAAATCTTTCGTAGTAAGTCTTGTAAATGCTGTAATTAAAAATTTATGAAAGACTCCTTTAATTCCTTGGCTTAAATCATTCCAGTCACTACTATGACTAAATTTACTCCAATCTGTTGGTTTGTCTTTTTCGTAGTCAACAAATTCAAGATCAATCTGGACTTTAATAGGAGGGTCAGTTAATTCCCATAGACTACTGTACTGCTCATTTCCTCTGCTATACCCTAAGAATCTAGCGTTGCCAACTACTTGACCTTTAACGCTGTCAAGGAATTGAGCAAGATTGGGTTCTGCTTCTTTGTTGACCTGTGTATCAATGTCACCGACCTTGGGTTTTACTCTTGTGAACTCGTCGTCAGGGAGGTCCGTGTTAAAAAAGTGTAAGCTAGATCCACTTAAAAATTCTCTAGATTTTATGGCTTTATCACTCCACAATGGACCGCCTTGGGATTGTGAATAAGCATTGTTAATACTATGGAGAAGATTATTTAAAATAGGGACAATGTAATTTCTGTTGTGTACTTTAAGATCAATCTGTTGTGCTTGAGTACCGTCAATTTCAAGATTGCCGCCCTCTAATAAATTCTTACGTAAAAAATCTCTTAAAAACATATCAGGTTCCTAATTGATATTTGCCTTTGACAATATCTTCTTTGTAATGATCATACAGTCGTTCGCACATATCTTTTCTAAGCTCTTCGGAAAAGATTTTTCCTAGATGTCCTTTTAGTTTTTTATGGGTATAATATTCCTTACAGCCTTTTTTAACCATAGGCATAAAAGAACTGATTAACTGTTCTTTATTTTCTTTACCTTCTTTACAACCGTGTTTTATTTTTTGAGCAATGGGATGAAAAAAATCTTTGTGAAGTTTGTCGTGATCTAATATATACCAAAAAAGATCATCAGATATGCTTTGGTCATCACGATTTTTATGGATCATTTTTACAGGATCAATCGTTTTCCCAAAAAATTCATTAAGTAGCATGGAAAATACTCTCCGTATAGAGAGTATTTATTCTAAATTTATTAAATGGAAATTTAGTGATTGTACAATAAAGATGTAACTTGTCCAGCCTCAATGGCTACTACACCACGAACCCAGACAAAATTTCCAGTGAAATTACGATATTCAGATTGTACTGTAACTGAAATGTTGTTGTAATTTATTGATCCTGTGTTGAATATTGCTGTTGTACCGTCAATATTAAACCAATCGCTTTCAACAGGATTTGTTGCAAGGCTAGCCTGCATAGTAATTGTACCGACAAAATTACTGTCATAATTGTACATAACAGTATGAAGTCCGTCGCTGCTTCCATAGTATCCGTCACCTTTGGATTTTATGCTATTATAAACCAGTGTTTGCTGGGTAGCGGTATACAAAGGATATACAACTTGAACGCTGGCTGTTCCTGTATATGTGATAAATTCAATTCCCTGGCTTAGACTTGGCATGGTTCTTCCTGCATTATAGGGATATTTATGCTTGATCTTGGAATAAATTGTTCAATCCTTAGCACATGATTGCCTAAAAAAAGTCCAATCATGCTCAGGGTAGCACTATCTTCAACATAAACAAAAGGCATAACTCCCCATGCAGTTCCTGAACTTAACCACTTTTCAACGTTTTTAGGAATTTGAGCAGTTTTATATTTCATAATCCAGGTTTTAAATTTTTCTCTGGTACCCAAAGGAGTACCAGTTTTAATAAAAACTTTGTAATTAAAACGATTGAATGGTATATGATTACATAGAACTTTTTTTGCTCTATTATCAATCATATAACTCAACTCATTGTCGCTGCCCGGTTCATAGATTTTACGGACAAAATCCTTTAGTTTATTGCATAGTTGATCAAACAATATCTTATCTGCACAATAAATGTTGAATATATTACCTTCTGATCTTAGTTGCAGATCGTTCCGATCTATAAATGGTTCCATAGATTCCGCAAAGCTCTTAAGCATATCCTTATCAATTTGGGGCTTACGATAAAGATCTCTTTCATTTCCTAGGCAATAGGCCATAGTATATTGTAGTCCTTGTCTTTTGAGCATGTATGCTCCTGAACAACGACATTCAATTTTATAAGGCCATTTTTTATAGAACAGCTTAGACGTTATTAGTTTCTGTGGTTTCATTTTCTGATTTCTCGGCAACAGGCATTATTTCTACAATGTTAATTTTTAGCTCGTTGTCAACGACTGTAATTTCTACAGCACCACCATTGGTAAGTTTTCCAAATAGAATTTCTTTACTCAACGGCTTTTTAATCATTTCGTCAATAGTGCGTTGTAACGGGCGGGCACCCATTTTGCTATCAAAACCCTTTTCAATTAGGTATTCAATAGCACTATCTGTGGGTTTGATAAAAATATTTTTATCTTTGACCAAAGAATTAAGTTCGTCAATAAACTTTTTAACAATCTTGGCCATAGTTTCTTTATTCAACTTATCAAACCTTATTACACCGTCAAGACGATTTCGAAACTCTGGTGCAAAGAAACGGTTAATAGCATCTTTTGGGTCACCGTCGCGTTCAAGACTACCGAAGCCTACACTATTTTTTTCTGCGTCGGCAGCACCAAGGTTACTGGTCATGATAAGAATGGCATTCCGAGCATCGGCTTTTTTACCATTGCTACCTGTAACAAACCCGTTATCCATTACCTGAAGCAATACTGTAAGTACACTAGGATGTGCCTTTTCTACTTCGTCTAACAGCAGAACACAATTTGGAGTTTCTTGAAGGCTAGTAATCAACAATCCAGCATTATCTTCATAACCAACATATCCAGGAGGACTACCGATAAATTTTGCAACACTATGTTGTTCTTGATATTCGCTCATATCGAAGCGAACTAGTTTTACTCCAAGATTTTGTGCCAATTGTTTGGCAGCTTCTGTTTTACCAACACCGGTAGGACCAACAAACAGGAAACTACCTACTGGTTTGTTAGGAGCCTTTAGCCCGGATTGTGCAATAAACACTTTGTCTAATAGACCTGTAATGGCTTTTTCTTGACCAAACACTTTTAGCTTCATATTCTTTTCAAGACCGGCAAGATTATTTGTTTCCTTATGAGTTATTTGTTCAAAAGGAATTCCTGCAATTTTGCTAATTTCTAGCAGTATTTCATCATGATCTACAATACCACCTTCTTCGTCCTTGACTTTAAATCTTGCACAGGCGCGATCAATAATATCAATAGCCTTATCAGGAAGTTTTTTATCGCTAAGATATTTGATAGAATACTTAACACTATCAATAACTGCTTGATTAGTAATTTTTACACCGTGGTGTTTTTCGTAATACTTTTTAAGTCCTTTAATAATTTTAATTGCAGTCACTTCATCGGGTTCATCAACTACCACACGCTGGAATCGTCGCATGAGAGCTCGATCTTTTTCAAAGTACTTACGATATTCTTCCCAGGTAGTTGAGGCCACAACCTTAATTGTACCTTTGCCCAATGAACTCTTTAACATATTGGCCATGTCGTTACTGCTCTGGCCAGCCGCGCCTGCACCATTCATCATGTGTGCTTCGTCAATGAATAGAATGCAGTTACCTTTCTTCTCAAGTCCATTAATTACAGTTTTAAGACGTTCTTCAAAGTCTCCTCGGTATTTGCTTCCAGCTAATAGTGCGCTAATATCTAAGCTGTAAACAGTATGTTCTTTGATAAATTT